GTATTTCCATAGATTTTTGGTGCACCTGGAATATTATCAAACTTCTTGGAGAACTCTTTTGCTTCTCTAATATCATCAAACTTCTTGCGGTCTAATGGTGTACCATCAAGTGATTTGTATGGACCTGGAGTTTTGCGTGATGGAATATAAAGTGATGGCTGATAGTCAATTCTTTGTTTGACTCTTTTGCCATCCATAATGCCACGGTAAAGAATAGAATTACCGAAGCATTGTACATTAGTGTAGAAATTAGTCATTAACCTGTAATAATTTGTTTAGGTGTTGGAAGAACGATGCCAGAACCAAAAATTTGATTATAGTTATCAATGAAGTCCTGTGAAGGTTCATAAGAGTATACTACACTTGTAAGTGGAATGTCAATGGTTGAATCTTTCTTTTGTGGTGCATGTAACGGAAATGGTGCAAGTCCTACATTTGGTTGGCCATCTTTACCTCTTACAACTGCAATGCCCACAGGATTTTTAATATGCCATTCACCTTGGATAATCTCTGCATCACCTAGAACGTCTTCTCCGCTTGTCAATTTTAATACCATAATACTCATAATTCACTCCATAATAGTTTGAGGATAAATATCTAGTATACTTGAATTCATCAGAACATGCAATATGTTCGTGCCATCTTTACCATAATATTCTAATTATAACAAAGTGGTTGAATGGATCCAATAACATTGTTTGCAATGGCAAATGCGGCTGTGTCGGCCGTAAAGAAAGGTTGCCAACTTTATAAAGATATCAAAGGTGCTGCAGGAGATGTTAAATCTGTCCTGAAGGATCTTGACGAGCAATTTGCAAATAATCATAAAGATAAACCTGCCACTACTGCTCAACGTAATGCATACATTGAAGAAAAGAATCGTGTCATTGAGTTAAACAAAAAACAAGGTGAAACTGCTGGTATCTACCAAGAACTGGCAAATTATCTTGGTGACTTCTTTGACAACATGAATAAGTGCATGGCAGTAATTGAAGAAGAAGAACGTAAGAACCGTGAAGAAATTTATGAAGGTGAGCAAAGTTTAGGTCGCCGTGCATTGCAACTAGTCATTATGAAAAAACAATTGGAACAAATGGCAACTGAATTGCGTGAAATGATGATATTCCAAAGTCCTCCAGAATTAGGTGCTCTTTGGACTGATGTTAGTGAAATGATGAAAGAGATAGGTGGTCAACAGAAGGTATTGTTGACTAGAAAACTCCGTGAAGAAGCAAAAGTAGCTGAACGTAGACGCCAAAAAATGAGATTGTATATGACAGAGTTAAGTTATGGAGGTTTTATTTTCATTATTGGAATAACAATGACTCTATTGATGGCATATATTTCACATGATAGAAAACAGAGATGGCCAGAATTAGAACCAGAAATTATTAAACAACATCAAGCAGAACGTAAACGAATCCGTTTGTTAGAATTAGAACAAATGGAAGAAGAAATAAAGAGGCAAGATGAAGAATTCAAACGAGAATCAGAATGAAGAAGTCGAAACAATGTCCTTTTCGGACTTCTTACTTGAATTGCCAATAAAAATTCTATTGTTGTTTTTTGCTGGATTATGGGCAATAGCCATGGGCATATTGCTCATCTACATAAAATATGTTAGATAATTAAGCGTAGGTATTTTGAGTGCTAGGTTGTACTTCATGTAGCAACTGACCATTTTCATCATATACTTTTGCTGTATCAGCATCAGATATGTTTGCAAAGTTTTTAGCTTCTTCGAATGAACCAAAGAAGTGGCTATATGATTCTAAAATACCATTAACCCATTTGTGTCTTTTTACCATGTGATGTGACATACGAAACTCCTTAAAGGAAATATTTAGTCCAGATTTTTCTGGTGTTATTTGTGTACTTAGTCAACAAGCGCTGGTTGACCCATACGTTAATTTTTGGATGATAGTAAGCACATTCTAGTTTATCTGCAATATCTTTGCTATCTGTTGGATCAGCATTGTATAAAATAGAAGACCAAGGTATTTCTTTACTACCAATCAATGGAACACCTTGACTAATTAAGTCTGCACCAACAATATTAAATGTTTCAGAAAATGAAACTTGTAAACCAATGTCCATGTTTGCACACAATTCTAAAAATTGTTCTCTTGGTGTCCATTGGTGATTAATCAATTGGTGACCAGAATCGGAAAGTTGTTCAAACAAACCTCTAAGATTATTAATAACTGCATCACCTTTCATTTCAATACGACCAGCGTTTACATGAAAGTTTAGTTTCTTACCAATTTTGTTTGCAAAATCTATTGCAGCAACAGCCTGAACTAGATGATTTTTCAAAGGTCTTACTGCACCAAAACATGCAATATCAATTGTATCTTTATCTCTATTGAATTCTTTCTTTACATAATTTTGCGGATAATAATTAGGAAGATAGATTATTTTTTCATCTAATAATTTAGAATGCTTAGTTTTCAAAATTGTTTCAACTTCATGCATCATACGTGGTGCATTTACACCAATGTAAACATTTTTAAAACAAGAATACTCTGAAATCCAATCCATTGCCATACCTTCACCTGCCATAAAAGGCATCTCTGAATGTAAACGAATAATCCATTTAACATCAGGATGAAGTTTTTGCAATATTGCAAATTTAGATGGAACAACCCACAATGCTTCAATGATAACATAGGTTGGTTTATATGCACTAACAAGAGCATCAATTCTATTGTTGTCTTCAACAACGTATAAATTAGAATGAACTCCTGAGTTACGCAACATCTGATTCATAAAAGATGCTGAGTTGTATAGGCCTGTGCTAAGACCTATGTTTTGGTGTAGCACAGCATTGTAATCTTCTCTGCGCTTGAGAATGAACATTACCTTTTTCATAACAAGACCTATAAAAATATTGGAGCGGAATGTCAGAATCGAACTGACGACATAAGATTGGAAATCTCCAGTTTTGCCACTAAACTAATCCCGCAATAAATTGGTTGCAGTGCCCTAGAATCGAACTAGGAACTGAGGATTATGAGTCCTCTGTGATACCGTTTCACCAGCCTGCTATAAGTATATATACACGTTTTCTATTTCAATTTTATGACTTTGGTGCGAGTAGCCAGAATCGAACTGGCACGCCTATTAAAGCGAGAGATTTTAAGTCTCTTGTGTCTACCTATTTCACCATACTCGCATTAAATTAAGTGTAGTATTAATTGGTGCCCCAACCGAGACTCGAACTCGGATGCCGAAGCAGTGGCTTCTAAGACCACCGTGTCTACCAATTCCACCATCGGGGCATATTTGGTGCAAACTAGAGGAATCGAACCTCTTTCCATGGTTCTTCAGACCACCGCTATGACCACATCAGCTAAGTTTGCTTGGTACCTCGTGACAGAATCGAACTGCCGTAACCGCCGTGTAAAGACGGAGTTCTACCATTAAACTAACGAGGCAATTGGAGCGGAATCTTGGAGTTGCACCAAGATATTAAGAGGGAATCTTAACTCGTTCTACAACGATTCCGCATTAGATGGAGCGGGTAGCGAGAATCGAACTCGCATATTAACCTTGGCAAGGTCACAGGTTACCATTACATCATACCCGCATGTTCTTGTTCTGTAAGAATTCTTTTCAATCGGTCTGCACAGAACGATGCTGCTGGAGCATCTGGTTTGACCATTGGAGTTACATTACATGTTCCTTTTATATATCCAATGGCCTGTTGCACAACGCAAGAAGAACCATGTAAATCAGATTTATTAAGGTCTAAATGCACTTCAACATGGAAGTTTTCCAAAACTTCAGCCAATGTTTGAAACAATTCTGAAACTTTGTAAACTTCGGTCATCAGACGCATAGCAGGTTTACTTTTTTTGTGGTCATAATCTAACTCACGTTGAACATAACCAAAAATTTTACAACCATGACGGCCATCAATATGCACGACAACAGCTAAAGCATAGTCGGCATACCAAACACCGTTCACTCTCACTCTTTCAGAATCAGCACCAAGATACACTTTAGTATCTGGTCCTTGTTTTGCAAGGAATGCTTTAACTTCTTCTATGTCGAAATTTTTCATATTGACCACCTTTGTTACTAATTGGCATCTCGGGACGGAATCGAACCGCCAACCTTGGGTTTTGGAGACCCCTACTCTGCCTAATTGAGCTACCGAGACATATTATTACACATATTTTTTTGGCTGTCTATCAGGATTAAATCTGTTTTTGGCCGCATATGTGTCTTGTTGTGAATGACAATTGGGACAAAGAAACCTTAAATTTTTTAATCTATGGTCGTTATTCACACCGTTAATGTGATCCAATTGCAACACAAGTTTTTTTTCATTCCAAGTATCTTTAATACCACAACAAGAACATTTATATTCAATTAGATTTTCTTGCAGTATTCTTCTTTTCAGATTATGTCTTGCATAACTTGAATTTTCCACAAGAATATCTTCTAAAGAAATTTGTCTTTGTTTATTATATTCTATTAGTCCTTGGAAATTTTTACCAGAAGTTTTCGTTTTCATGTTTTAATTCTCCTTTATGGATATTTATAAGAACATGAGTTCTGAGAACTACTGTGCAAAATACATGGTACTCTGTACAAGAATCGAACTTGTGTCGCTCGATTATCAGTCGAGTGCTCTACCATTGAGCTAACGGAGTATTTAACTTGGCCGGTCCTGAGAGAATCAAACTCCCACTTCTGCGTTCGTAGCACAGTGTAATATTCATTTTACTAAGGACCGAAATTGGTAGTGACGGAGGGAACCGAGCCCCCAACCTTTTCCGTATGAAGGAACTGCTCTGCCGGTTGAGCTACGTCACTATGAATGGTGGAGAATAGGAGATTCGAACTCCTGACTGAAGCTTGCAAAGCTACTGCGTTCCCAATTACGCCAATCCCCCATAAATACTAAAATGGAACAAGAAAACTCTTATCAATTACTCTATAAACTATCTGATACAATTCCTTTTTCCAATACACATTGGACAACATCAAGGGAATTCAAGATAGAAGAATTGGTCCGTGTGGCAGGATTCGAACCTGCGCTCTCTCCGCCCCAAACGGAGTGACTTGACCAGACTAGCCTACACACGGAAAAACTGGTGCCCCTCGACAGAATCGAACTGCCATAACCTGATTACAAAACAGGTGTAATGCCATTATACTAGAAGGGCAAAATTTGGTGGATAGTCAGGGATTCGAACCCCGTATACCGTAAGGTGCCGGATTTACAGTCCGGTGCAGTCGCCAATGCTACTCACTATCCATATACTTGGCTCCACAGGCAGGGATCGAACCTACGACCAATTGATTAACAGTCAACTGCACTACCGCTGTGCTACTGTGGAATATTCTTGGGGAGAAATACGAGAATCGAACTCGTGATAACGGAATCACAACCCGCGGTTTTGCCACTAAACTAATTTCTCCATATAGAAACACACTATGCCACGCTCTGAACCTGGACTCTTAGTAATATGTTTTTATATGGTGGAACGTGCGGGGCTCGAACCCACGACCAATAGATTAAAAGTCTACTGCTCTTCCAACTGAGCTAACGTTCCAAATTGGCGTCCCTACAGGAATTTAACCTGTTCACTGCCATGAGTTGCGAACTCACCGTGGAAACATCGGGACATAAACTGGCGGTCTTAGGGGGTAACGATCCCCCTCTTTTGGCGTGACAAGCCAACGTGCGTCCATGAACACTTTAAGACCAATATCATTTGTTTTGCTGACGCACTATTTGCTACGCTCAACGGAATTGCTAGCTAGACGTACCGTTTATATACGCAGTTACTCAGGGTTGACGTTTCCCCCATGGCTTACGTCAGCAAAACAAATGATACCATACTAAAATACATTAGGAACCATTGTACATCTATCTCTACACTATAACAACGTCTGTTATAGGCCTGTACGGTCATTACTTCCTAAATTCTCCATCGGCCAACCTCGGACAAAAATTTCTTAATGTCACTAGCTTTCGTGTAATTGTTTTGTTATGTCCTCGGCAGGACATCCAACGCAACAACCACCTAATGGTTTAGGTAACCTAATATACTTTAGTATGGTACACGGTACGGGAATCGAACCCGTCTTACAAACGTGAAAGGCTTGTGTCCTAACCGATAGACGAACCGTGCATACTACACTTAACTTTTTAATGAACTCTCGAAAGTGGTACACGATGGTACCACTTTTTTACTTACCTTTTGAAATTCGGTTCACATGGATTTGTGAAAAAATGCCACTTACTACATTTCGTACATTTCATTTTTTTCTCTCCTTATCAACTGAACAGGTGTCCATTGTATCAGAACTGGTCAATTTGTCAAGCAAATTTGTTGTAATTAAACAACAGAACCAACATTTTCTTTATGAAATTTTAGAACTGCTTCCCAAGCTTTTGTTTCTCCTTTGTGTGGAGTGTAAGCAGGACAAATTTTACGGATACCTTTTGCATTTCCAATATAGTCAAAGCAATGTGTTCCGTTTTTCCATCCTGTTACTTCAAAAACTTTATATCCAAAATCTTTTAAGAACTTGATTTCTTTTTCTGTTATCATTTAATTCCTTATCAACTGAACATGAGTCCATTGTATCAGGACCACAGGATTTGTCAACAGGAATCTTGTTGTATTTTAGCAACATGTTGTATCAAAACAACACAATAAATACTTGATACTCCAAGAGGTCCAAATGAACTTATATGATGAATTAGAGCTAACACCAAATTGTACTGATGAAGAAATAAAACAAAAGTATAGGTCAATGGCTCAAAAGCATCACCCCGATAAAGGTGGTGATGAAGAAAGATTCAAAAGAATCAAACTTGCTTATGAAGTCTTGAGCAATCCAAATCGTAGAAAAGAATACGATGAAACTGGAAAATACTACGAAGATGTTACGATAAGAACTCAAGCTTTAGAGCGACTCTCTAATATGGTTTCTCATTTTACTCAACAGATTAATCCTGAATTTGATGACCTGATATTGAAAATGAAAAACGATATTAGACAAGCACTAAGAAATACTGAAGGTGATATTCAGTTATGTAATGAATTCATTAGAAAACTTAAAATTATACTTAAAAAAATTAGGATTAAAAAAGAAGGTGAAAATATTATAAAAACTTTCACCAGAATGAAACTCAAACAAAGAGAAAACGAGCTACTAAATTTTCAAAACAACATCACAGTTATGAATCTCATGTTAGAAATCTTAGATGATTACCACTATGGAGATTTTGACCTAGACACTTTAATAGAACATGATGAAGACGTTGGAGGTTAGGGTCGGATTTGAACCGACGGTTTTACGGATTTGCAATCCGATGCATTGGGCCGCTCTGCCACCTAACCTTACATGGCTCTATTTCCATGCTGTCTGAAATCAACTTCACCACCTTCTGCTTGAATCCGTTTTACAACATCTTCAAAAAGAATAGGAGTATAGTCTGTTTGTTCCACACATACACAATGATATCTAATATCGATTTCATCACCAATCATTACACGCCTGTCATGGGTATGACCGTGGATGTTGGTACCAAAACGACCGATACTATCTGTATGAAGTGGAATGTGGCTAAGAATCATACCTCTCATAACATGATAAGCACGAAGCTCTCTAAAGTATTGGCGGTAATCATCATCTCTAAAGATATCATGGTTACCACGAATAAGAACTTTATCTCCGTTAAGCCTATTCATAATTTTAAGAGCTTTACGATTAATCACCACATCACCAAGATGATAAACTTTATCGTTTGGTCTTACTCTTTCGTTCCAACGCCTGACCATTTCTTCATCCATCTCATCAGGATCAGTCCATGGTCTAAGCTTTGTAACACCATCTTTACCAGTGAAACGACACACCCCAGCGTGACCGAAGTGTGTGTCACTTACAAGAAATACACCTGGCATAATAATCTCCTTAATATTGGCGGAAGATAGAGGAGTCGAACCCCATCCGATTTCTCAGAACCCAGTTTTCAAGGCTGGTCGCCGGCCTACCCAGCTGCATTATCTTCCATTGCCGTATAGAAACACACTCCCCGAGGATATCTCACTCCCATGTGGTTGCGAATGTGTTTTTATATGGCACCCCCTGATGGACTCGAACCACCGAATGTCGGAATCAAAATCCGATGCCTTACCAACTTGGCGAAGGGGGTATAACTACACTTAATTTTTAATGAACAGGTTGGAGTGTAACAGACTCGATGGTCTTTGTCAACACTTTTGTTGTATGGAAACAACAAAAAACCCCACTTTTTTAGGGTGGGGTTTGTGAACTTTAGTTTTAGATTTTAGTCTTTAACTTACTCCACAACCCCCGTGCCATGTTCCCATGACTGATTATCGCTACCAATAAATGGCGTGCGACATGCATAGGCTAACATTGAGGGTTTGGACAAATTAAACAACATAATTCCTTTTACTTAATACTTGTATATAGGCAAAATTTTCTTTCAACCTACATTCTTCCATTTTATTTTTTGTTTTCTAACAGGTTCTGCTGGGTTTCTAAACTCAGCCAAAACTTCCCACAGTCTTTCTTGTACGGCAAATTTAGTTAATAAACCTGCTTCCATGCCGTGAGCTTCTATTTCCCAAGGATGATCCCAATAATCTAGGTCATCCGAATCAATCTTTAGGTCGTGCCACTTACTCAATGTTTCATTGGTGTGACCATAGGCAAATTGCCTAACGTGAACCATCTCATGTGCCAAGGTTTTTAATATGTTATAAGCACCAATGTGTGGGTTTATTTCAATTAAAAATTCTCTAGGCATATTCCTAGAATTATATCCTTCAACACCTGCTGAACCATAATCTTGTAATTTTTTATTAAATTTCACAATTATGGTTGTATAATCCTGCATTTGTTTGGTTAACAAACTATCAGAGAAGAATTTTCCAGCCCTATGGATATAGGGTGTGAAATCTTTATCTGGACTTCCAACAATCTTAATAGACATAGGCACTCCTTCAAAATGAGGATTATACGCCTATTTAGAGTGTTTGTCAACCTCTACCGAACACTGTTGTAAAAAAGCAACACCGTCTTTGTCTCGGTAATCTTCTCCATAAACAACTTTTGTGATGCCTGCAGTGAATATCTGCTTTGCACAATGGATGCAAGGGGCGTGAGTTAGGAACATTGTGGCACCAGTTCCAGACTCAGGAGATTTGGCAAGTTTGGCAATAGCATTGGCTTCGGCATGAATAACTTCAGTCTTTGTTACCAATTCAGCACGACCATAGGCATTCCAAACTTCATTTTCACATTCATTTGTCCAACCTGATGGCATTCCATTATAACCAATTGAAATGATCCTATCATCTTTTACAATGATAGCACCAACCTGCAATCGTTTTGCTGTGGATAATTCTGCAAATCTCTTTGCAACATCCATGTAAGCGTCAATAAATTTTTGTTTCATAATATATGGTACGACCGGTTGGATTCGAACCAACCCCGTAAGAATTATGAGTTCTCGGCACTACCTCTATGCTACGGTCGTAATCCCTTAAATCAATTCGTAATCTTCTTTACCTACGCCACATTCGGGACATGTAAAGTCTTCAGACAATTCTTCCCATTTACCTTCAGTTTCTTCATCGTGGACATGGCCACAAACAACGCATACGTGTTCCATTATAGTTTCTCCAATACAACTTTATAAGCATTAGCATGACGTTCTTCAACCTTCTTCAAAGCAGCAAAACGCTTCTCTGCTTTTTGTAGAACTGCACGGAATTGTTTTGCGTGTTCTTTACTCTCATCAATTTGATGTTGAGCTTCTAAAGCTGCTTGTTGATTATCTTCAACAATCGCTTCGTTCATCATTGTTGGATACATTTGAGTATATTCATATGTTTCACCATCAATTGCCATTTGTAAACATTCTTTGGTGTTTGGTTTACCAAGCAATAATTCTAAATGACCCCATGCATGTTTGATTTCTTGGTCAGCAGTTTCTTCAAAATGTTTTGCAACATCTTCATAACCTTCTTCACGAGCAATCTTGGCAAAATACCTATACTTGATATGTGCCTGTGACTCACCTGCCAATGCACTTTCTAAATTTTTAATAGTTACACTCATAATTTTCCTTTGTTTGGTCCGGCGTAAGGGAATCGAACCCCTATTGATAACTTAGAAGGTTACTGTTCTATCCATTGAACTAACGCCAGAGAATTTATTTATTGTAATCAATTTTATTGATATACTTACGCTTTTCATCATCGGTCCACCTGGACAAATAATGGTTATCTTCATCAAATAATTTCATGTATTTCTCATCAGAAATTTCTTGTGAGGATACAATCACTTCATCCAAATGTTTCTGTGAAAACTCCTCAAGTTCTTCACCACCAGTAGCGTGAATTGTTACTTCATCTAAAGCATGGCTTTCTTCATCTGCTTCAATCACATAACGCATACGAAACATTGATACAGTTTCAACCAGATATAATTTTTTAGCCATTTTTCACTTTCTCCAAAGAGTCTTTACGAACATAATGTAATTGATGAATACGATTATCTGAAGGATCAAACCTTGCAACGGGTAGAAATTCCACACCGTCAACAAAGTTAGAATCCCAAGACGAATAAGTCCAAAAGAACTCCGTAGGGTTCACTCGGCTTCGTAACTTGATTGGTTTTTCCACAACTTTTTTCATAATGAAATGATTGTATCATAGAGAAGGGGACTTGTCAAGCCCCCTAGAGATTACTTAAATTTTTCTGGATAATTTAAGCGTTCCCATTCTTCATCGGAAACAGGCCACCAATTATTCATCTTTAGATTTGATACCAATTTTCTTGATAGCATCCTGTGTTTTGACCATATTTTCCAACCAAACTCTCAACATACCATTAACCATCTCGGCATCTTTGATTTCAATTTTATCATTTAATGTAAAAGTTCTTTCAAATGCACGATTGGCAATACCTTGATATAGATAATTTTCACCTTCAT